AGGCTACGGACTACAGCAACCTGCTCGTCAGCATCGGCATTTACAAACTTAAGCGTTAGAAAATCTGCTAGGTCACGTGGCAAAATTTGACGTGCAGTATCTCGGAAGTTATCCGCAGTCTTGATTGCATCTTCGCCAATATTGATTGAGCGACCCATTGGGTTACGAGCAAACTTCTGACCAATCTTCTCAGCAAAGGTCATCTTCTTTACAAATTTCTGAAGGTCTTCTACCTCTGGGCTAACATAGTTAGTTCCCTCGTCACCAAGTTTTGTCAACTTAGTCCAGGTATCTTCACCTTGCTTTAGCACATCCTCACGGGCCATAGCCGGATTAAAGATGCCGTCAACAAAGCGCCCCATACCAAAATCAAGACGGCGTTGATTTCGGGCTGTTGCTACACCATTACGGAAATACTGTGTACCTTCAACACGACCAGCAAGAAGATTAATTGCTGCATCAGTATCATCGCCAAAATACTTTACGGCCGAATTAGAATCATAAATCTTGTTACGCTTTAGCAGTTGTAACCACTCGGTATTCTCGTGGCCAGCAAAACGGGTACCAATCTCCCGCATAACTTTTGCTTCTTCAGCAAGGTCAGGTGCTTCAGCAAGCCGCTTTACTAGCGGCCCAATCTCATTGTCCCAGTGATTACGGAGGGCAGGTGATTCCTCAAACGATTTACGAACACCAAGGGTTCCGAACTGCTTTACGTTCTGAACCATCTTGTCGCCCATATTTACTTTGGCGGCAAGACCAGGAATCTTTGCAGCACCACCAGTAACCCAAGTCAGTGGGTCAATGACAATCTGATACATAAAGTCAACAAAGCCAGAGATGTTCTTGGTTTTGCCACTGATGTAATTAGGTGTCTTTGCTACTGGCTTGTCAAGCATACGAGCCAAGTCGCGGCCAGGTGATACCTGTGCATACTTGACAGCATCCATAACCTGCTTAAAACTTGCATCGTCATTGAATGCTTTAGAAAAAGACTGTAAGAAAGTATCAGTTAATTGTCCCTGAGATTCAATAATCTCACCAGGCTTTTTGCCCTGTAGTAAGCCCTTGGCAATCTCTACGTTCTCCCGACCAAAATCACGGACAGCATTAGCCAGTGCACCCTCGTCAAAGACTCGGCGCCCATCCCAAGCATCTGTAAATACCTGCTTGCTGAATAGTTCTTCGCCCTGTGCAGTCTGACGGCCAACTAGGTAAGGCAAATTGATAACTCGGCTATATGCACCAGCAGCCTTGAAAATACCAATCAACGGGCTAGCGGCTAACTTAAGACCTTCTTTGGCAAAAGACAACAACTTATCGCCAGCATCAGGAGCCTGCTTTGCATATTCAGCATCAGGATAAAGAAAGCGCAACATATCCTGCACTTCTTTGTCCAGCCCATTAAATTCATTGCGGGCTTTCTCAACTGGTTGACGTAGTAGTTTTTTGTTCTTATCTACTGTCCAACTAAACTGTTCAATCTGGTTTAGTTGTGATTGGTCAAGACCAGCCTGCCTAGCGGCTGTATAAACATTTGGACTTGTCTTGGCAACAATGTAATTTACTTTTTGCGCCATTAGTATCCTTCATCAACAAGTCGTCTGTAAATTAATTCTGCGTCTCCGCTAGGGTCAAATTTAATAAGTTGATTAAAAGTATCAGCCAAAGATGGTTGAGGCTTAGCAGGCATCATAGGTAGAACTTCAGAGCCAGCACCAGCACCAACATCAATGCCAGTAGTTACTGGCTCATTAGCGCGTTGAGTAAATGCAGTAATTGGTGTTATGTCAGATTGAACTTCTGCTAATGGATTAACGGCCATAGGTGCAGCAGTCTGTTGCTCATAAGTAGCCTGTCCCTGGCCATATGGCAAACCTGAAATATATCTAGCAGGTTGTGCAGAAACGTTCAGGTCAGTTCTTTTAGACATAGAACCAATACCAGATACTTGCTCTCTAATGTCTGCCATTAATCGTCATCCTCATCGGTAATATGTGGTCGTCGTATTGGGTCATCTGCTGAGACAATCCAATCTGGATAACTTGCTCTGTCCATAGCAAAAGCCATTGCAGTGCCTTCATCAAATCCGGCACGAATGCAAGCATCGTAAACTTCTTTTGCTGCTATTGCCCAAAAATCAATTTTAGTTAAAACCGGCTCTTTGGTTGTTCTTCTACGTTTAGGTTGTGGCTTTGCCTTCTTACGCTGCTTTGGCATCACTACCTCCGTATTGCGGTTCTAGCGCTAGCACTTCCTTGTCCCCCAGCGGATAGACTAGAAAGTAAAGTCTGGAGTGTTGGTGGTTGAGAAGCGCCTCCTGCCAGCGCGGCGGGAGCAGGGGACGGTTGCTCAACCATAGGTGCGCCAGCAGGAGGTAATTCTGGAGCGAAGACTTCCTCAACGGCGTCTTCAATCGCTACACCCTTTTGGCGTGCCTTAATAACTTCAGCAACTTTCTTGATGACCATAGACGGGTCTCCGCCTTGAATAGCCATCTGTGGTATCGCCTGGGTGTATGCCTGTAGAGATTGGACTAGCGACTTACGCATATTCTCAATCTCAATCTTCTCTTGCTCTTGTGTGACGTTAATGCCGAATGGCAACTCACGCATAGCAAGGTCTGTTGAGATTAGTCCGCCCCCAAGCGCTTGCAACATAAAAATCAAACCCTGTGCAGGATTAAGTCCTGCCAACATACCGTAGCGGACATCAGCAGAGTAATCCTTCTTAATGTCTTTGCTTGGCTTGTATGTAATCTGATATGGGCTACCAGCATCTACACCACGAATAGTCTTCTCATAATCAAAGAACTTCTCATCTACCTCAAAGCAGACAGAGATTACATCGCGTAGCGCTGTAGCAAATACGGCTTGGGCAGACTTGACTTGTGTATCAAAGCCACCCATAAGTGCCTGCACACCTTGTCCCGTGATGATGCTGGCATCAATATTTCCAGTTCGTCCCTCTGGATAACGTGTACCCATTCTAAGTTCTTGCTGGAGTAGCGCCTGTTCTGTAAATGCCCCAGGTGGGATATTCAGGTCTACACGGCGGACACCAGCAGGGTTAGCGGTGCGGATAACAGCGTCGCCACCCATCTCAAGTTCATTAACATCGGCAGGCAAAACAATCGGTGACTGAACGGACTTTTCCGCTGCTTCCATCGCAAGTAATGCGAACCTGTTGCGAAGCAACTGAATACCGAGTACGTCATCAAACTGTCCACGCATCTCGCCATCAATAGATGGACGGCGTGCTACTACAACCATCATTCTGCCAATCGGGTTCTTAGCCTGAGACAGAACTAGGTTATTGCGTTCTGGTATGTATAGCAAAGATTGCTCGCTGTCATAATAGCGAACAACCTCTAGTTGGTAATTCATATCGCCCTTGTAAAGTTCTTTGCCAAGGATGATATTCGCATACTCAGGGAACTGGGAAGCAAGTTCACCTGCTGCCATATAGTAGCGTTTTGCGAAGGCAATGCAGCGCCCATAGCGGTCAAACTCTGGGTAAGCGCCCACTGGGTTTTCTATGCGTATGCGCGGCAGCCCTGCTTCTTCGTCCAACTCTACAATGAATGGGACGAAACCGAATGTGATGTAGTAATCGGCTCCTGTGTACATATGTACCTGGAGGTCCGAATTAGCAAAATAATTAGCAGCAATACGGGTACGTGTATCAGCAAACTTACGAGCACGGTCATTAGCCTGATTCGCCGCGGAGCAGTTGACCGAAGGCAGAGGCGCCATAACTTCAGATAAGTCCCTAGCCACCACATCAATAAAATTCGCAACGACATTGGCATCTACACCTTCAGGAAAGAAATCAGGATAGACGGTAGCAATCTGCCCTTTACGGACAGCAAGCACGTCTTGTTGCCGTGCATCACGGTCCAAAGAGCGCTCACGTAGGTTCTCTACGCGGGCTGAGATTTGTTCTATTGATAGCATCTATTTCCTATCCGTATGTTTGTTGCCATTGCTCGGCAATCATCTCATCAAGATTAACGGTGTATCTCTTACTTGCTTGTGCCCTGGTAGCCCAACGGTTATGAGCGTACTTCTGGACATATGAGTTCTGTTGCATAAACTCTCGGCATCTTAAGACACCGAACCAAAGCGCCATCACACAGTCGGTCTTACCTCTGGTGTCTGGCTTCCAAGTTATCAACTGTTGGACTAGAGCCTTAAGCCCTTCAGAACCTTCAGTGCTTGGTAACTCCAAGATGTTGTTTCTCTGATGTCTTCCGTTCTCCGCACTTCCAAAGAGCGTAGACATTCCTGCGACGCCGAAGTTGGTATCCCACTTATTCTTTCCAGTAAAGTGAGCATTAAGACGGCATCCATAACTGGCGAGCCACTGCTGTAGGTCTGAGTCAAGGGCATAGGCTTTTTGGTGTGCGTTGATTTCAACGCGGAGTTCTTGCGGCTTATACCTTTGAACAAAATCCTCAATCGCCTGCCTAATCTTCTGCGGTGTCGGCTCTGCCATATCCAGACAGTCCAAAACATAAATCTTTCCATCGTGGCGGTTATAGGTCATCGCAACGAATGCGGCACGACCTGCACCCATAGCAGGGTCAAATCCCACCACGGTATAACCCTCAACTTGGTTGGGGTGTCCTGCTGCGCCTGGTCTCAAAGGACCACGCTTTCTCATCCCATTTATAGAACCCTGAACAAGTTCAGCGGGAAAAATGGAATCCTCTGTTACATCCTCTTGCTGATAGACCAAAGCCCACGTAGACGGAGTAACTTCGCCTCTGCGCCGTGCCAGGGTCGGACCATCCCACTTAGGATAAAGTCCTTCCGCATCTGGGGTGTCCTCATCGCCATCCCAGGGAACATCCGACTTAGGCCAGAGCGTGACCCAATCTTTCGGCTTCTCAGCATACTGTAGGACAGCAGGCATACCCATATACGTAAATGGGCTTTTGCCCCCTGACCAATGCTTCGGGTCACGGAGTTCTTTATAAAAATCTGAAGGAGCAATTCGGGTTCCTACCACTAGCAACTTGCCGTTCTTACCCAGACGAGTGATAACTTCCTTTTGAAGCCAGTTAATCTGCTTCTCATACTCGTGGGCGTTAGCGGTGGTAATACAGTCATCCAGGATGATTAGGTCGGCACGGGCACCGTAAATCTGACCCCCCATACCTAGTGCCTGAATCGTCGGGTCCTTCTCGGATGAATTACGGGCATCGCTACCCAAATAGACGGTATCAACACGCCAGGTATCAGAGTCTTCTTTCCATCCCCCTTCTGGCCCAAATGTTGTTTGCAACTTCAGCCAGCGCGGGTGGCTTAACCTTTGCTTGATTGCGTACACGAACTCACGTGCTTTGACCAACGTCTTAGAAACTACGATGATTCTAACATTGGGGTTTATTGCGATGCGGTAGGTTGAGTAGTTCACCGTGATGACGGTGGACTTAGCGTGCTCAGGCGGCACGTTCACAAGAAGGCGGTTTGGGTCGCCCTTCTCGTAAATCATATTCTCGTGGAGCCAGGATGGCTCCTGTCCCTCCAGCAGGTCAATCCAGTCCTGGTGGTGGGGGAAAACCTTTTGGTCTAAAAACATCTCAGAGAACTGGGGGAAGGAGATATCATCCCTTGCTATCCCCAGGGCGGTAAGGCTTCGCTCTTTGGCGTCTTCTTTGGCCTGGGCTAGGTCAGAGGCAAACTTGGGGTCCCTCATACACCAGATACGGATGGTGTCGGGTTGCTTGCCAACCTCGGCCATAGCCTTATGGGGTGCCCAGCCCTCAGAGACAAGGGCAATGACTTTAGCCTTTGCGGCTGCCATAGCCTCTGTCCTGGGGTTCTTAGTACCCTTCTGAAAAGTCACAGACCTGTCCCATCTACATACAGTTACTATCAGTTAGAACAGCCTGTGAAACAGATAGTAGATACAGTCTGTACGCAAGGTCCGAAAGACCTTGCTACTGATAGTGGGCGCTTTGCGCCCCTATACTGTATTAATCCGTTCAAACAGCCATTCCGAACGGTTTATAACGAAATTGTTATACAAGTCATATAACAGACTGCCCAAAATAGGACAAACTAGGACAGTGCATAGGGCCTAGATACCTGTACGGGAAAATCTTTTTGGTAGTGTACACTGTATCTTTCGGCCAGTTTTAAATAGTCTGGGGTCATATAGACCCTGCGACTATTGCTATCGCGTAGACAGTGCTGTACTGGAAGCGCTGTCTGGGCTAACAGTCTACCGGCCCTAGTCAGGGCGCTGGGGAGACTGTTCCGATAGTCTGTGCGCTGGCTATAAACCATCCCTTTGCCAGCGATGACCGCAGACGATTTCACCAGTGCCAAGGGCATCTGGTAATCGTCGCCGTCGGTCTACCTGCCAGACAGCGCCGGGCAGGCTTGCCCGCCAGCCAAGCGGAGTTGCTGCTCTACGGAGCAACAGCAGCCGAAGCATAGGCAGCGACAAACCGCCATTGCGGAGGAACTCTGTCGCAGCGTTGCCAGGCAGTTTAGCCAAACCAGTTCTGGCATCCGGAAATGGTTGTCCATTTCATATACACCTGCTTCTCTGCAGTTGTCACCGTTCGTGGCTTTTGGGAGCATAGCGGAGGCACCCAGCCGTCAACGCCACGCCCCGCCCTTGGCGGCCGTGTCTTATGACAGCCGGGACCCACCCCCGCTAAAAGCGCTCCCAGCCACTCACAAGAGTGGTGACAACTCCACAGAGAAAGCAGGTATGAAATGTCCAGAAACACCATTTCCGTAGATGCCGAACTTGCAGGTTTGGCTGTCAAAACTGCCAAGAACGGCAACGACTATGCGACAGGCGTTCTCATTCTCCGCAATGAGACCGGCGGTTTTGAAGCATCGCTGCCCTTCATATGCTTCAGCAATGCTGTTGGAGCGCTCCGAATGCTAGAGCAGCAGGAGCACTCCGCTGAACTGACTGGCGAGAGCGGCAAGCCAATACGGCCCGTCGCTAGAGTGTCTGGCTGGTTTAAGACCGACAAGCGTGGCGACGCTTGGAGCACCATCTTCCGCTTGGCATCCGTAGATGAAATCGTAGAGCCTGCGGAAGACTCATCGCTCTAGTCAAAAAGGGCTGGTTAGTAATAGCCAGCCCTTTTTTACTATCTCCACTTCTGGGCTGGCTTAGCCCAGTATCAGCGCTTAAGAAAAGAACCATATGAAAATGCTTGAGTTTAAGGATTTGCGTGGCTATCCTATGCGAGTAAAGAAGCCAGTGAAATATCTTGAGTTTCTTAGAAGTCTAAGTCGCACTGCCCTGCTGCGCGGCGACAGGGCAGTGCTTCAGAATATATATAAAGGAGACAGATAATGGTAAATGTAGTTGAAGTATCTAATGGCATCTCAGTTATGACTGAGTGCTATGACTGTCAAGTGCTATCTGATTACGATGTTAAGTGTAGACCTTGTGATGAGGAGCAAGAGTCTAGGTCTGATGTGATGGCTTGGAATCACAGAGCCGATGAACGTCTGGCAGAAGGCGATGTCATTACCGATTTGAGCGAAATACCAGTCGCTTCGGATTGGATAAGTTCAGAGACTAGGACTCAAGATGGCAGAGTTCGTAGTGAGTTCAAGCCTGGGACCTATGACTTACGGGATAGATGCCCAAGTACTTACTTTCTAGGTCAGCATCTGTTTGACTTAGATGAAGATGAGCAGCGTTCAGTTGTTCATCTGTTTGAGATGGTGTGCCCGACTTGTAACCTAGTATATCCAAAGCGTACTGGTTGCCAAGAATGTAAGTAAACGCGGTGCCCGCCCGACGGGCGAGGCGGGACACCGCTCCAAAATAAACTAATAAAAAGGAGACTACAATGAATGCAGTATCAGTTACAGGTTATATCAAGAATGTTCAGGAGCGAGGCTCAGGAAACTACAAGGTAATAACCGCAAACCTCAGTCAACGAGGAGAAGATGGCAAGTGTGTATTTACTATGCCATTGGTATTTACTAGTGCCGAGGCGAAGCAGAAGTTGGCTAGCCTAGTTTGGTCTGACGGCGTATCACAAGTCGTTAGTCTAGATGGTAAATTAGTTACACGATTTGACCGCCGTCCTGGGATTGATAACTCTCAGCGCCGTGCACCTTATACACAAATTGAAGTTGTAACCGTAAAATAATAACTGTCGGTAGGGCTGGTCCATACCTGCCCAGCCCTACCTTCACTAAAGGAGACTAATATGATGACAATATATGCAACTAGAAGGTGCCCAGTTTGCTACAAGACTGGAGCAATCACAGTAGATGAAAAGGAGTTGCTCAGTTATTTACGGGGCAACTATGTGCAAGATGCATTTAAATCATTGTCAGTACCACTGCGAGAGCAGGTCATAACTGGATTACATCCTGAATGTTGGGAAGAACTATTCGGTCAGGAAAAGGTCAATGAATTCAACGACTAAGCCTGTATGTCAGGACTGCGGAGTAAGTTATGTCAACATCAGATATGGCAGGAATATGCCAGTCTGCCACCGATGCGAGGAAGGAACTCATAATGATTAGAGAATACTTCAAAACAGAATGTACCAAATGTGGTGTCTTACTAGTCGTGCCCGTAAGTGACAAGAGCGAGCACGATTATTACTTATGTCAATCTTGTGCGTTCGCAAAGGTAGGTGCGTAATGATTAGAGCAGATATAACAGAGAGTTATGAATCACCGCAAGGTGATGGTACTACCTGGGAAC